ACAGCGCGTCCAGCGCCGTGGAAATGGCGAGCCTCGAAACCAAAGCGCCGTACACGATGGTCGAAGGGCAGGAAGAGGGCCACGAACAAGAATGGCAACTGGCGAACGTCCGCAACTTCCCGTATCTGCGCTACCGCAACGTCAGTCTGAACGGCACCCCCGCGCCTCCGCCGCAGCGCACCCAGGTCGATACGTCGCGGCTGGGTCCGAGCATGTTGCTGTTGCAGCAAGCCCGGGAGTTTATCCATGAGGGGACGGGCGCGTATGAGTCAGCACTGGGGCAGCAGGCCACGAATGCCAAGAGCGGTCGCGCCGTCATGGCGTTGCAGAATCAGCATCTGGCTGGGTCAAGTCATTTCCTCGACAATCTGGCGGAAATCAGCCTGACGTACGAGGCGAAGGTCGTCTTGGACCTGATTCCGTTTATCTATGACCGACCCGGTCGCGTGGCCCGCATCCTCGACCGCGAGGACAACGCGAAGACGGTCATGCTGAACCAGCCGTTCACGATGAATCCGCAGACCAAGCGTCCGATGGCCGTGAATGCCCCGCAGCCGCCGCCAGCGGCCCCGCAGATGGGCATGGGAATGCCGCCGCAAGGCCCGCCTATGGGAATGCCCGGAATGCCGCCTGCGCCTCCGCAGCGCCCACAAGGCAAGGTGCTGAATTACGACCTCAAGAAGGGCCGCTACGGCGTGGTGGTCAGTATCGGCAAGTCGTACAAGAGCCGCAACGAAGAAGGCGCGGACGAGATGGGCAATCTGTTCCAAGCGAACCCGAGCCTGTTCCCAATTCTGGGCGACATCTACCTGAAGTTCCGCGACTTCCCCGGCCATCTGGAAGCCGCCGAGCGTGTGAAGAAGATGCTGCCGCCGCCGCTGCAAACGAAGGACGAGGGACCGGACCCGCAGCAATTGCAGCAACAGTTGCAGCAAGCCGGACAGATGGTCGAGCAGTTGACCAAGGCGCTAGACGAAAAGACCAAGCTGCTGGAGATGGACGGGCAGAAACTCCAGATGCAAGCGCAGACGGCGCAGGGCGACCAGCAAGCCAAGCTGGAAATTGAGCGGATGCGGAACGAGACGCAACTCGCCATCACTGAAATGAAGATTCGCGCCGATGAAGCCACCGCGATGCTCCAGGCGCAAGTGTCGCGTGAAGAACTGACGTTGACGCAGCGGCACCAGCAGGAAATGGCCGCGCTGCAAGCCAATCACGCACAAGAACAACTGGCGCAGACGCACATCCAAGACCAGCAAGCTGCCGCCAGCGAGATGGCGCATGAGATGGGCGAAGACATGGACCCGACTGATGACGCCATGTTGATTGTGGACACGGGTGAGTAACCCAGTGCCAGGACGTGTCTGCCCGTATTGCGATTCTGCGGACACGGAGCAGGACGGCGCGTTGTCGGTGTGCAATTGCTGTGCGCGAGCGTGGTTGGGGCCGAACCCTGTGCCGAAAAAAGGCACTGTTCCAGAAAGCGAGACGCCATGAGTGCCGCGTGGACGCGCAAAGAAGGCAAGAACCCCAAAGGTGGTCTGAACGCCAAGGGCCGCGCCTCGTACAAGGCCGAAACGGGCGGCACCCTGCGCCCACCGGTCAAGTCTGGCGATAATCCACGCCGTGCCAGTTTTCTGGCCCGGATGGGCAACATGCTGGGTCCGATGACCGAACCGGATGGCGACCCGACGCGGTTGGCGCTGGCGCTACGGGCATGGGGCGCATCGAGCAAAGAAGACGCACGGGCAAAATCCAAGGCCATCCAAGCACGGAACAAGAAATAATTAACTATTTGACATACAATGCTGGCACGTTCCGATTATTGGGCAGTTACCCTATTTAGAGGCATATGACGACAGACGCAGGACAGGTCACGGACGGCGATATCACCATCGACAGCAACCATGAGACTGCCGAGCAGATTAGTGCCGCGTTTGAGACGGACGACATGCCCGTCGCTGACGCTGCGCCTGCGGAACCGGCTGCGCCTGTTGAGAAACGCCAGAACCGTCGCGAAAGCGCGACCGAAGCGGTGTCGTCTGCCGTGGGCAAGCAACGGGCCGCAGAACGTCGCGCTGAAGCCGCAGAGGCTCGCATTGCGGAACTGTCGCGTCAACCGGAACCGGAATCTGCGCCTACGCCTGCACCTGGCAGTGAATGGGCACGGTTTAAGGCCATGCCCGGTGTGCCGACCGTCGATCAGTTTGACGCCTACGAGGACTACTCGATGGCAATGGCGACCTTTGTCTCGGATGTCCGCGACGAGGAACGCCAAGCGCAGCGACAGGAACGCGACGAGCAGTCCCGTGTCCAGCAGTATCAGACCAGCCTCGATACCGCATGGACGGACCGGTTGACGGCGGCGCGTGACAAGAATCCGAATTTGGACGCCGAACTCAATCCTGACACGCCGATGAGCTTGCCCATGCAACACCTGGTCAAGGACTCGCCGCTGGGGATTGAATTGCTGCAATGGCTCTCGGCGCATCCTGATGAATCTCAGCGACTCTCCACGCTGCACCCGGCAGATACATACCGGGAAATGGGGAAACTCGAAGGCCGACTCGAAGCTGCTTCTTCTCCTCGCGGCCCAGCCCGAGTCGTCAGTTCCGCGAAAGCGCCCATCAAGCCGCTGGGCACTTCGCCCCCCGTATCTGACCCGTTTGAAATCACCGACGACCTGTCGATGGATGAGCATTTCCGTCGCATGAACGCCGTGGACCGTCAAGCGGGTCGTCTGTAGCACAGGACCACACGTTATGGCTAATACGCTCGCAACCCCCTCGTGGACGACCAAGGAAGTCGCCCGAGGCTTCATCAACAAGCTGGTGTTCCTCGCGAACGTCAACCGCACGTACGACTCGCAGTACGAAATTGCTGGCGCGAAGGTCGGCAATACCGTGAATGCGCGTCTGCCCCAGCGGTTCACGGTGACTGATGGTCAGGCTCTGCAACTCCAGAACCTGTACGACCAGACGGTCCCGATTTCGCTGACCAACCAGAAGAACGTCGCGTTTGGCTACAGCAGCCAGCAGGCGACGACCGAACTGGACAACATCCGCGCCCGCTACGTTGAGCCGGGGTCCGAAGCCCTTGCCAACGCGGCTGAAGTGCTGGCGTTTCAAGCGGTCTACCGCGACATCTACAGTGCCGTCGGCACGCCCGGTGTCACGCCCAGTGCGACCCTGACCTACCTCCAGGCGGGCGTCAAGCTGACTGACCTCTCGACCCCGCTCAAGGGCCGTGTCGCTGTGCTGGACCCGCTCGCCATGTCCACGCTCGCGAACACCACCAGCAGCCTGTTCAACCCCACGGCCATCATCTCGGAGAACTACGAAGAGGGCATGTTTGGGCGTCGTCAACTGGGTGTTGATAAGTGGCTCCAAGACCCGGTCCGTCCGACCCACACCACCGGCACGTTCACGGCCTCGACCCCGCTGGTCAACGGCGCGAACCAGACCGGCAACGTGCTGGCGACGGATGGCTGGGCGTCGGGTGCGTCGTCCCTCAAGAAGGGCGACATCTTCACCATCGCAGGTGTCAACTCGGTCAATCCGCTGTCCTACTCGTCGACCGGTCGTCTCCAGCAGTTCGTCGTCACGTCCGATACGTCGGATTCGTCTGGTGCGATGGCGACCCTGCCGATCAGCCCGTCGATTGTGACCTCGGGTCAGCTTCAGACGGTGGATGCCTCCCCGGTGGACAACGCGGTCATCACCGTGCTGGGCGCAACCTCGGCGTCGGGTGGCACCCTCGCGACCACGACCTCGCCGCAGTCGTTTGTGTATCACCCGGACGCCTTTGCGTTCGTCATGGCCGACCTGATGAAGCCCGGTGCGGGCGCAGAATCGACCACGGTGCGGAGCAAGGCCCTCGGCTTCTCGATCCGTATGGTCGAGCAGTATCAGATTGGCACGGACCAGAACCCGAGCCGTCTCGACATTCTCATCGGTGCGGCAACGATTCAGGCGCGCCTCGCAGCGCGGGTGTGGGGTTAAGTTATGGCTCTTGTGAACACGACGCTGGCGGCTGCGGTCGCCATCACGGATAACGTCATTGTGGTCGCTTCGGCCACGTCGCTGGCGGCGGGCCGTATCATCAAGATTGACGGCGAGTATCTGAAGATCAACCAAGCGTACGTCAGCGGCACGACCGTGGGCGTCACGCGTGGACAGGAAGGCTCGGTCACGGCGGCGCACCAGAGTGGCGCGAACGTCATGACGGCGCTGGCCTCGGATCTGGCATCGGCCCCGGCGTCGGTCAACGAATCCGTCCTGAACGCTGGTCAGATGTCGGTGACGACGACCTCGTATAGCGCAGCGGGCGCGATTGCGTTTGGTCTGTCGCAGTGGACGGTCGCGATCATCAACGGCACCTCGGCGCTGGCCATGACGATTGCGAATCCGACCAAGGACCAAGACGGCTGTTATCTGCACATTGTGGCGAACGGCAAGGCCGCGCACACCGTGACCTATACCGCTGGTCTGGGCAACGGCGGGGCGAGCTTTGACGTGGGCACCTTCTCGGCCACGCTCGCGATGTCCTCGCTGCTGGTCGCCTGCAACGGCTTCTGGGTCAGCGTGGGTCCGACGACGGC